AGCTTGAATTCCTTATCACCCAACATGCCGATCCTAAGGCAAAGATTGCTGCCATCCGCGAATATAACAACCTAAAAAACCGCATAAAGACTAAGAAGGATATGGTAGATCCGAATGGTGTTCATATGACGGAATACACCAATCTTAGTGATGAAGAGCTCGACCATGAACTTAACAAGAGAGCACAAAATTGAACTATTAAAGCTACTTGATGAAAAAGCAGAACGACAACGGCGCAACCCGCTCAAATACGCCATCCAACATGAAAAGCAGAAAGAAGCCAGTCGCGTTGACCGGGTAATCAGACTGCTCTTGTGGGGAAACCGCGTAGGCAAGACCGAGTGGGGAGCAATGGAAGTGGCAAAGATGGTCCTAGGCGAACACCCCTTCATGAAGCCGGGCGAGGTTTGGAGTTTCTGCCCTTCCTTCGATGAACAGAAGGACACCACCCAGGAGAAGCTCCTTAGATACATACCAGTCCACCGAATCCGCGATCGCATTTGGCTGCGAAAGGGGATTCTCAAAGAAATCACCATCGACACCGGAGCCAAGATTACTTTTAAAAGCTACGAGCAGGGACGGGAAAAGGCGCAGGGCGCCGGCAAAGCCTTAATCTGGTTTGATGAAGAGCCACCGAAGGATATCTTCGACGAGTGCTTCGTCCGCCAAAAGGCCGGCACGAAATTGCGAATCATCATGACCATGACCCCTATCAAGGGGCTTACATGGGTCCATGATGAGATTTACATGAGAACTAACAGTCCGGATATCTTCGTATCGAAGGCCGGCTGGAAAGACAATCCTTTTCTTAGCCCTGAACAGATCCGCATTATGAGCGAACATCTTAGCGAAGCAACCCTTAAAGTCCGCCGCGACGGGGACTTCACGAAGCAGGTCGGCCTGGTCTGCTCCTGGTTCGACCGCACGAAGCACCTGGTCGATATCAAGGAACTGCCCGATGGCGATACCTATTTCGCGCTTGACTTTGGCTTCACTAATCCGTCTGCCGGCCTATGGATTCGCATTGACCGCTCTTTCAATTTCTGGATATTCGATGGCTTCTACCGCAAGGGACTGACCAATCCGGATATCCAAAAGCTTATTCGCATGAAGGAAGTCGGCATTACTGGCCGGATCATCCGCATCGGAGACAGCGCCCAGGCTTCCGATATCAAGCAGCTCAATGACAACAAGATATCGATCACTGGCATTAAGAAAGCTTCCGGAACCAGCAAAGAGAACTGGGATGAATGGCGGGCCCGGCTCATGGAAGAGCAGGGCAGGGTCCAGGAGCTTACCGGCAAACCGAAGATATTCGTTTCAAATAATCTCACTGAATACGACGACGAAGGGAAGGCCTTTAACTTCTTCATGAAGGAAGCGGAGAACCTCCGCTGGGAAGAAGGTCGGAACGAGGATGGGACGCTCCAACCGAAGGCCCGCTGGGGCAAGCAGCCCAACCATGCTATCGACGCTTTCAGCTATATCGTAGCCCTTATAAACAAGCCTCAGGAGGTCAAAGCGGATATCGCTTCGAATGACGACTCCGACCCGCTCGCTCGCAGTGACTTTTACGGAAATAAATAAACCTATGAAATCAGCATTTAATCAGGCAGTCAAATCAATCGTTAAGGACCAGCAGCAGGCCCAGAGCTTAGCTGTCCAGTTTAATGATAACCTTCACGCGATTGCCCGCATGGTTAATGCTGAATTGAAGGACCTGATGCCTTCCTGGCTCCATTCCTTCCTGGTGAAGCGTAATAGCAATAAGCTTTTCCAGCTTTCCAACCTTATTACCGGAATCAAGATCGTCGAGTCCCTCGAGCATAAGTCAGTGAAGATATTCAAGCGCGGGCGCCTTATCAAGACTTTTTATCTTGGCAAGGACATCATCGTTTCCTAATCCCTATGAATCAGCAATTTAAAGAAAGATTCGTCCAAGTAGCCCGCCAGCGCATCGACGCCTGGGCTATGTTCTATAAGCCACGCCTGGCCCAGATCCAGAAGCTTGAGGACGCCTATAACAATAAGCCCCGCAAAGTCTTAAAGGGTCGTTTTAATATCCCATTGCCTATCCTTTCCGGCTTCATCGATACCTACAAGTCAAAGATAGATGAATTCCCGATCCTTAATTTCTCGCGGACCAAGGAGTCCGACCTTAAGACCGCGAAGAAGGTGACCGGCTTCTACCAGCATCAATCCGGCCCGGACCAGGGAAACTGGCAGCAGGCGGACCGCATGGCCAAGCATCTTTCGATGTTCTCCGGCCGCGGCGTCTATTATATGTTTTCGGAAAGCAAGCCGAAATTCCGAACCGTCGTTTCGGCTGTCGATTACTATGACTTCATCTTCGAGCCCCGCGGCGGCGTGAACCTTGAAAACCATCGTATTACCGGTTCCTTGAATATCTTCCGCGATAAGTATGAGATCGAGCGCGGAGTGGAGTCCGGAATTTATGATAAGGGCCAGTCCTTATTGCTTCTTAATGGCGCGACACCTACGGACCAGAAGGAAACGAGCCAGATCATGCTTGAAAAGAACCACCGCATGACTTCGATGGGCTTGGATATCCCTATTGCCGAAGCGTATGCCGGAACTGCCATCTTCAACCTTACCCAGGTTTGCATGGAATTCGAGGGCGAGCGCTGGTATTGCCTATTTGATTACAAGACCGGCTATGCACTCCGCCTGGAAAAGATGCACGATGTTCTCGGATCGGATATGTATCCGTATGACAGCTTCTCGACCAATGAAGATCCTTTCAATTTTGCGAACAAGGCTCCGGCCGATGACCAGTATCCGGTAGCCGAAGGTATGATCGAGATCTTCAACCAGGCCATGGACAACCTGGCGAAGCGCGGCTATAACATGCGCGCCTTCAATTCCAATGTCTTTAAAAACCCGTCAGAGCTTAAGTGGAAGCCGGAAGGCCTTATCTCTGCCGAGCTCGAGGCCGGCGTCGATATCCGCAACGCTATCATGGACCTTAAGACGGAAGATAACAGCGGCTCCGTCACTCGCCTTATGGGCTTCCTTGATGCCTTTATGGGCAAGAAGAGCGGCATCACCGAAGGCGCCCAGGGCCAGAGCAACCCGGATCAGAAGGTCGCTGTCTATCTCGGAGATATGCAGCAGGCCGCCGAGCGTATCGAATACACTTCTCAGATGTATCGTGAGCTCCATGTCCGCCTTGGCAAGCGCTTCGTAGATGGCGTAAAGGCCAACATGTCGCAGAAGATGGCCGTCCAGGTTATCGGAATGAACGGCGTCGAATGGGACGAGCTCCGCAAGGAGGAATTGACCGAGTTCGATATCAGCATCACCGGCGGCAGCGCCCAGAAGAAGATCGAGGAAATGCGGAGCCAGAAGCAGGAAGCCACTCTTGGCATGATTATCAAGGACCCTGCCCTTAAAGCGCGCGTTAATCCTGATTGGCTGACCGAAGCCGTCTTGCGCCATGGAGACTTCTCCGACGAAGAAATCAAGCGCGCCCTCGATATCAATAACTTCGGCGACCAGGAAATTATGTCCGAGGCCGCCAAGGCTATCGAGGAAATCCTTGAAGGCCAGAAGCCTAAGCTCAATAAGGGAGCAACGAGCGGCTTCATGCAGAAGATCGTCGATTTCGCCGCTGAGAATGACATGGACTCGAAGACCTACGACGCCCTCATGAACTACGCCATGGCCCATATCGATATTGCGACGAAGAACATGGAACGGAAGGCCAAGTCCATTCTAGCGACCCAGCAGCCTGGAATCATGCCTCAGGCACCTCTCGCGCCCGCTGGAGTCCCGCTTCCGCCGCAAGCCCCTGGTATGCAGCCGATGCCCCAATCCGCCCCCGTAGCGGCTCCTATGAACCCATTATAGTAATATGCCAAGCCTTATCAACCTACTCGATACACTCAGGAAAGAGCATGAAAACCCGGATGAGCGGGATGCTGAGGATATGGCCTTATGGGCTGAAAAGATTTCTGAAATCGTTTCAATCCAGAGCTTGGAGCAGATCGAGGGTATTCGGCTGGTCATTACCAAATTTACTAGTGAGATCAAGCAGATCAACGAGAAGATCCTTTCTGACCGGGATATGAGCCAGGAAGAACGAAAGAACCTTTTCGACAAGCGCGCCTTTATGCTTACCTTCATCGGCATATTTATGAGCGCCAAGGCAGAAGAGGAAAGCCTGGCTAAAACCCTCCAAGACAATATCGAGCATTTAAGAAATATTGAAATTTAAACCTATGCACCTCGGAGATTTCCAACTTAAAGACGGCAAGATAGCAGGGGAGCGCAAGCGCGGCCTTTTGGAGCGCGTAATCCTGCTCCCGTATCTTGTCTTTAAATTCTTTACCCAGCAGCGCCGCGAACAGAAAGAAGCCGCTCAAGATATCAAGATCGGCGATTTCATTTTAAAAAATCGCAACCTTCTTGTCATAGTATGCGACCCGAAGTCAGACAAGCTCCTTGCGGCCTATAAAGGCAAGGTCGTTGTAAACCAGATCCGGTCCGCCGGCGGCAAAGAGGAGGATGTCGTTAAGACCGTCCTCAAGCACTCGACCTTCAAGCGGTATATCGATCACCTTATCCTGGCTATCGCTTACTCGCTGGAGATGAAGATAGAGCAGGGAAACCTGTTCTTCCAATGGATCGACGGAGCTTTGTTTGCTCTTTCCAAGGCTCTTCCGATCAAGCATAAGTCTAAGGTAGACACACTGAATGAGGCACTCGCGGAGCTTAATCGTAAAAAGAACCTTATTAACAAGGATTCTGCTAATAATTAACCCATTTCTATAT